GCGCAATTGGAGATTAACTTTCATTCGGAATCCTCCTCTGTCCTAAACGCATTGTTCATGCGCCAAAAGCAGTCCTGCAACTCACGTGCGGTGCTTGTGGTCACGTCAAACGAATCAGAAAAGTCAGAAACAAAACTGCGTAACGCCACTTGGGTGTCCCGCACAACTTTTTGTTGCTCTTCTGTCATTTGGTCAAAGGCGGCCTTGTTTGTAGCCAACCGCTTGCGAAAAACCTCTTGGTGCTTATCCCGCTTCTTCAATGAAACTGCCATATCTTTCTCTCTTTCTAAGTTGATTCACCAGGGAACCATTCGCCTGGTGGATCGCATTGTACACGTTTTTTCGATACGTCACTAGGTGCTTTCCCTAGCCCCCAACAAGACGCAGTCTCAGCATGTGCCAGGTCGGCCCAACCAGGCTCCAACTATCAAAGGGCTCCGCGTCAATGCCCTGGTGAAGCAATTGCTCCGCCTGCTTGCCTTCGTAAAGCAAAAGCTCTGATTTGGAGCCAACAGTCACCCCCGGCGGGAAATACTGAACCAGGATAAAGGTGGGAACCCGCATCTGCGCATGTGCCAGGTGAAAAGCCACCTGGTGAGGGCTCAGTGCCACCTTGCGGCCCCGTTTGACCACTTTAAGCTCCACCATCACCCACTTTCCCGGAAAAGCGATCAGGCAGTCCGGAATCCCCAACCCAACCCTGGACTCAAGCCGGGTTATCCGGCAGTTCAGTAGGTTCTCCTTCATCCTCTTGTACAACGCGCTCTCTGGCTTGGCGGGCATATCTGGCCTCCTTTAAAACTGATTTTGGGTCGAATTTGGGATCATGCTCCACGCTCGCGGCCACTTCGGTGGCTTTGACTTCCAGGATCTCAGTGGGTGGCGGAGCCCCATACAGGTTCTTGATCTCCTGCAACTTGCGCATGACCTCTTCCTTGCTCATGGAATCGATCGTTCCGTGCCTTATCTCCTTGCGATCGATGTAGATGGTGCCCAAGGCCTGTCCGCGCCTGTATTCGGCCTGTACAGCGGCCCCATAGGCCCCTGCGGCCAGGGCGGCATCCCTGATGGTCTGCATGTCCTTCATGTGCCTCTCGTAGGTCGTCCCGTACTTCAGGGCCAGTTCCGTGCGGTACTCCTGGATCGCGGCCACCACATTGGGGTGGTGCTTCGGGCTTGTCAGGTTATGTCCCATAGCCCGGGACGCTTTCTCCGTGTACCCCGCCAACAGAGCCGCCTCAGTCGGCGTTACCGCCCCAGCCCCGGATACAAGCTCCTGGACAAAGCGCCACTCCATGGGTGTCAAGGGCTTTTTCTGCTTGTCTAAGGGTGCCACAGGGGTCGCAAGTCGCTTCGTCAGCTTCTTTTGGGCCACCGGAACCTTGTTGTAAATGTCCTTTTTGGTCACGTCCTTCTCCTTTTTAAACCTTCCAACCTACCAAGTCTTCATTTCTGTGTATTTTTAGCGTTTCAGTATAGGTTTTTAGCCACGAGTAAGTTTTTTTTTTTTCAAAAAAAAAGTTGCGCGCGCATTTTATATAAAATTACTCCTATACCTATCATGTAATGTACTGTATTCTCATAACTCATTGATTTCATTATGTTATTACACCATTACATCTATTACGTCTAAAAAAATAAAAAAAAATCTTTTTTCTCTTTTCTAGCCAGCAGCCTATACAAACGCAAAAAACTCATTTTTTAATCCTTTGTCCGTAGTCCGTGATCCGTGATTCATTGCATTTTACTCATCACACTTCCCACCCCATCCCCCTCCCTCATCCTCTGGAGCATCTCAATTACACTGCTCACGTGGACGAGCTCTCCAAAACCGAAACTTTCCACTTCAGTCTCTGGACTGTCTGGCCATCCCAGAATCGGCCCCAGCAAGACGACATCCTGTCCATTAATACGAACTACGTACATCTGCATCAGCTCCCGGACGATCTTGTCCATGTCTTGCTGGGCGGGCTCGTTCTCTTCTTTTTCAGTTTTGGGGGGCATCTGATATTTCAGGTCTGTTTTTTGCTTCATGTAGTTGTCGTACCAGTGTCTCCATTTGGATATTCAAAACTTCGATTCGTCGTCTAAGTTCGTTGATGTACTCTTTGACCAGCATATCGTCGATGTGGACTGGGGGATCATCTGTTGTAAACACAGCGGGTTTCATGTTTATCTCCTTTTGATAAGGTTCAGTGGTTTCAGGAATTCAAAAATAGTCGCGATCTGCGTCTTGCAGGTCTTTTTTTGCTGCTTGTTCGATTTCCTCGATCAGGCTTTCGTTCATGATGGCGAAGACGTCCACCGCCTCATGGCCTTCTATGACAGCGCTGTAGAGGCTCAGGGACTCTTTGACACCCACTTCCGGGTCGGCCTCCTCAAACTCCAGGGTGCACATGAGGTTGGCGCACAGGTCGTCGCAGTAAAACGTGAAATAGTAGTCCATTGTTCAGGCCCTCCAGACAAAGACGTCTAGTGCTATGACCAGCACGGCCATGGCGTAGACCCACAACGAGGTGAGGGTGAGGGCTTCAGAATAACTCTTGATCTTGCTCATTACTTTCTTCCTTTCTTGGGTTTGCGGCTTCAATGCGTGTGACATTATCGACATAGGCTTGGAGCTCATTCAAAGTGTACCATCCTTCTTCGAGATAGACAATTTTTTCTCCGATAGGGTCTTTTGTTTCTCCTTGACTTTCCCGGTTATCCATTTTGTTGGTCCTCCCATCTCCTGCACATGTCCTTGACTGTCTTGCTTTTTCTCTTACCCTTGCAGACGTTGCTCAGGGACCGGGCCTTGGCCTTGGCTTGCAACTGCGCCGGGGTCAGCGGTACGACAGGCGTGGGTGTTGGCGTGGCCAGTAGGTTGCTTGCACTCCATCCGATGACGGCGCACAGGAGGATGACTCTACTGATCATTGCCGCCCCCGTCGGAGTGTGCGTACAGGCGTTTCTCCAGGCGCGTGATCCGTTGTTCGTTGTACGCGACGACTGACTGGGCGTACTCGACTGCCGACTCAGCTTCCAGCTTCTTGATGACTGCCTCACGCATTTCCTTCTCGATGATTTCGCTGATTGGCTTTGGCTTGACCAATGCCTTGATGTACTCGAGCGTTATATCTTTCCAGCTCATTTTTTATCCTTCACCCACAAACAATCAAAACAAACCCTCATCATCCAGCGCACAAACCAATTTGGCTCCTTGCCTTTACTTGGGCGATAAACAATCCCCACGCCGTTAGGTCGGTTACCAAACAGGTAGCACTGCCAATCGGATTGCTCTGGAGTAATGTGAAATGCGTATTCACGGGGCTTATATACCCACTTGTCAGGGTCTGTTGGGTGGTCTTCAAGCGGCATTGTTCTTCTCCTTGAGTTTGGCTTCAATGGCTCTGGCAAATGATGTAACTGGGCGATAGGTTGTGATTTGTATCTCTGCCAATATTTCCTCCTCCGTCAGATCGACCCATGTGCGCTGTGGTGGGGTGCAAGTGTGAATGTCCTTTGTGCGTTTGCCGCATCGTGGGCAGAAGTTGCGTTCTTCTAGCTGTGGTGGTGTGGTGTAAAGAGTTTTAACTTCTGTTGCAATTGCCATTGCAAGGTCAGAATCCATTTCTTTGTTCGCATTTTTTTCATGACACCAACCACGGGCAATAGCCCCCAACAAACTCTCTAATGCCACAGGCTCTTGCTCAATCTCTTGCCCAAGCCTTTGCACTTCACGCATGGCGTTTTCTCGCAAGGCTTCAATCACATCGTCAACAAGCAATCGCAAAGGGTCAATAGGATCAGGCCCAAGGCAGCTAATCTGAAGCTTTCTAATCAATGCTTTGTGTGTCATTTCAAACTCCTGATGTGAATCGCAAAGCTGTCAACTGTGTCTTTACCAAACACCGTCATCTTCTCCACATGCTGTGCTATCTCCTCGATAACTTGGGCACGGTATGGGTTCAGGGACACTGTCGCCTTCACAGCTTCCTTCCTTTGCTTGGCCTGTTGTTCAATCTCGTTGAACGCCTCGTCCTCTGGATCAAGAATCATTTCTTCCTCCATTTTGTAAGTGATCAATCGCTGCTATCAGAATCGCGCCGACGACCACGACCAACACGCCGCCAATCAGCATCAGCCCCACCATCATCAGTACGTTTTCCAGCATATGCATCCTCCAGTTCTCTTTCTAACTCTGCAATACGGCGCAGGAGGCCAGCCTCCTGACTCTGCAAATGATCATTGACCATCACCTGCACGCGCCACATCTGCAACACCAATTTCGTGTCCTCGTCCATAGCGACTCACGTAAACCAAAGATAAAAGCCGTGCAAGATCCCTATGGGAAACACAAGTGCACCAGCAATCAAAAATCCCCACAAGCCCTGTGCAAAGCATGTAAAGACGTGCGTGAGCCATGCAACGAAGCACAGCAGTCCAATAATTCCAGCCATTACTTATCCCTTTCTTTTGTCTCTGCCTTAGGACAAACATGTCCCTGAGCCGTGGTCCGTGAGTCCCAAGCCTGTTTGCACTCAGTGCAACGATAGACCGTGCTCTCGGTAATCCTGACCCATCTCTCCCCGTGAATACCCCGAGAAAGTCCTCGGTAGGCGCGAATAGCCTCGATCATGGCTCACCGAGCGCGGCCGTCCAGGCGGTCTGCTACTAAAGTAGCGTAGCCTGCAATGTCCACCCAGTGGTCAACCACGTTGGGGTCTCCGTTGACGATGCGCCCCATCTTGTGGACGATCATCTCCAAGGCCTCCCACTGGTCATCGGCGAACGTCTTGCCATGCTTGGCCGCGTGGGCCGACAACTCCCTCTTGATCGCCTGCATCAAAGCCGCACCATCCTTGAACTTGCCGTAACTCTGCGCCCGGGTGTCCAGCGTCTTACTCACATCTGTATCCCCGGTTGCCTCCACCTCCCGGACGATTTTTTGCCAAGAACTCTGTACTTCAGGAACTGGCAAAACGGGCGGGGGCAGGAAGTTTGGTGGGGCGCTGGCGTGACTGTTGACGGCGCGAGCCTTCATCTTGTAAGCGTTGGAGACGCTCATCTTGAACTTGGCGGCCACCTTGGCGGCACTGGCGCTGGGATTGGCCAGGAAAAAATCATAGACCTTTTGGCCTTTAGCAGAAAGTTTGGTACTCATGTTGAAAGCTCCTTTGTGGTTGAAAAGTTATTGCAGTTGCTCTGGGTCTTCTTTGTGGAAACCGGTTTGGTCTTTTACTCTCGAAAAACACGCAAACGCTCGTTCGACTCTGCGTCAAGTTGTTCTTTGGAAACCACAACCTCTTCGGTTGTGAATTTGTGTCCGTTGCCGCACTCTCTCCTGCGCCTGTAGCGCGTGATGGTCAGGCGCGTCTCGCTGATCGTGGTCCAGGCTCCGCATTCGGGGCAGTTCATTCTTCTTCCCCTGTCTGCACCCACGTGCCAGGAGAGGGCTCGGCTGGAGGCGCAGGCTCGTCCTTCTTCTCCTCACGTACGAGAAGCATCGCGTCAGCAATCTTGTACGCACTGCGTGCAATGGCCTCAGCGTTGGTGTCAGCGCCTTGTAAATCGCATATCTGGCCGCGAGCATCAGGGTCGCAACCCATGAAGCGAACATAGCCGCTGGCAATGTCGGACGCAAAATAATCTCTCAAGAGCATGCCCTTGCCATCTCTCAAGTGAGGGTTGGGGAACGCACGCAATAAGGGCTTGAACTTCATATCACTCTCCTTTCATCTTTCTTAGGTATTGAGCGGATGATACACCAGAATTATCCGTTGTGGGCATTGTATCGAAACGTCTCGCGGCCTCTTCGAGAGCGGCCTCCCAGGCGTGTTGCCACACCAAGGCAGACCAGCCTTCGTCGTCAGCAAAGGCCCGTGGGCCGAGGAACTCGTCAAATCGTACTTGAGAAATTTTCACAGCTCTTGCCCCCTCTTGTACAGCTCCTCCATCTCCTCTTCTTTGCCCTTGTACGACTTGACTGTGAGAAGCGAGTCGATGTGGTGGGGAAAGGCGCGGGCGCGCATCAGGCGGAAATGCTCGTAGAGGTTGGTGTAGGCAAGGTCCTTCTCTGACCAGCGCACTCTCCAAGTCTCCAAGGTCTCAATGGTCTTTGCGGCTTCTGTCAGTAGCTCGGCCAACTTCTTGTCTCTTGTCATCTGCGCCGCATGTGTAAGGCGGTTAACAATCATGCTCTCTCCTCATAAGGCAAGCTAAGTTGCCGGGTTGAAATTTCATCTTCAAAGTTTATGATCTCCTCAGGCGTGAACGCACGTGTGATGTCAATGCGCCCACGTCCGTTCTTGCTACGGATGGAGGCCGCGTCCAGGTAGATGGACTTGATCTCCACTTGCTCCGGTAGCCATGAGCCGTCAACCTCCAGCGGAGGCAAGAGGTCATAAATAATATTTACGGACAACTGGACGTTTGACTTGTACATGCTGGGCAGCCTTTTTTGATTTGCGGATTTTTCTCTTGGGTTTGGGAGGGGGAAGCATTCCGTTTTCTTGAAGCACTTCTTGCTCCTCCACCTGTTTGAGCGCAGCATCGAAAGCTGGATCAACCAAAATCTTCATCTGCTCCCCCATGCCCCGGTTGTGAAACTCGCTCAGTTCCCTGAGCTTGGCGTAGGTCTCCATGCGAATGGCAATGGACATCCAAGGCTTGGCCCGCTGCAAAGGCGGCGTATAAGTCCTGCGTGGTTTTTTTGTAGCCATCAACTCTCCTTTCTTTGTATGAATTGCAGTGTATCGAAAAAATGCGATTGTCGCAAGAAAAATGGGCTAGGAGTTACCCTAGCCCAAAAAGGAGACACTGAGGCAACTGCATGAAGCCTCGAGGGGAATCATACTGCCTCTCCCCAGCTTGGGCCAATCTCCATATCCACCCGGGAGGGTACTTCCAGCTCAACGGCGGTGGCCATGATGTGGGCCGCTTCGCGTGCTTCTTCAGGCGTGTTCACGCTCAGGGCGATCTCATCGTGGACCTGGAGCATCAAATGAAACCCTGCCTTGTGCAACGCCACCATGGCCGCCTTGGTCTGGTCAGCCGCTGACCCCTGGATCAGCTTGTTCAGTCCCTTGTAGGTGCTTGCGCGCTTGATCCTTGGGCCGTATTCCACGATGGCCTGTTCGTAGGGGAGCGCCTTGTTCACGCCCCACTGGACGGGCTCGTACAGCGGGAAGCGGCATTTGCGCCCCAAGAGGGTCCTGATTGAGCCACCGGACGCTGGGCTCTCAATGCGCTTCATGACCGCATTCACGGTGCCCTTCAAGAAAGGCACC